TGGCTTTGCGCTGCTCCTCACGCTTAGCAGCGTCATTCGTGCGCTTGCTGACGCCCTGCAGCACTTTCCTGGCGCGTGAAAGCTCTTTTTCAGCCGTATCGAGGCGCTTGAGCGCAGATTCGAGGTTTTTGCGGTCGCGAAGATTCATCCCAGGCCCTCCAGAAAAAGCCCCGGCGCCGGTGTCACGCAGCAGCCGGGGAAAGGGGATCGGTGCTATTCAACATCATACTCGCTATCTTCGGGCTCATCTATCTCATCGGCCTCAGTAAACGAGATGCTCTCAATCAAGCCGTCCCGGTCTCGAAAGACCGTCGCGCGCCTAGGGAACCCTTCACGCTCTACAGTGACCGGCGCAGGCGCTACGTTGACCACAGGGGCCGGGATCTCGATTGATTGTATGGCTGCAGCGATCGGCGCCACCGCGTCGGATATGGTCTGCGCGGCCGCGGCAAGGTCTTGGCTCTGCCCTTCTTCGGGAGAGGTCTCGGCGGACGCCATCAGCGCGTCGGCGACATCCTGCAGAGACCGGACAATCCCAGACAGATCAACGGGCTGCGCAGCGGGCTGCGAGGGCATGACAGCACCAGGCCTGAGCCGGCTCTCGTCCAGCAGCGCGTTGAGTTGCTCTATCGTGGCCATAGGTGTCGCTGCGTATTACGTCCGGGCATAGTTCACCACCTCTGGGGCAATTACAAGGGGGCAGCGAACTGGGTTAGCGCGTTCGCCGCGGCGCCAAGGGCCGGCATCCCAGTGCGGTCCGTGACATACCCGCCGACATCATACGCGGTCTGCTCGACCGGCTGCTGGGCTACACGGGCAGCGTCACGTAGCGCGCTCCTGACCTCGTCGCCCTGGGCCATTGATACCGCGCCTTGGGCCAACCCTAAGAGACCGCGCTGCGGGGTCTCGAGGGTATTTATTACCTCGCCGGGATTCAGCCCGGCACCGATGTTGGCGGTTATCTCGTCAAACGCCCCCAATAGACTCTCCCGGATCGCGCTATATCGGCCCTGGCGCTCCCTGCGGCGCTTGGCGTACTGCCCGCCGCGGAGGCGTGTGGTTATCCGGCGATCGATCTCGGCCTCAACCTCGGGGTCAATTGATGCAGACGCGCCCCCGGCGCCCATAGCACCGGCCAGGGCCGCGCCCTGCCGCTGGAGTGCATGGCCGTAGTCTGGCGAATAGCCAGCCGGGTTGACCGGTACCGACGGGGCAGGAGACTGGACCATGAACGACACATCCGGCTCCCCGCCGTTGAAGGCCGAGAACGTTGACTTCAGCCAGTCGGGCGGGGCCTCGGAGTCATCCCAAGGGAGCCTGGAGGTCTCTCGGAACCCCATCCCCGAGTAAATCTCAGGGAGCACGGTGTCAAACGCATCGAGTTTCGTCCCGCCTTCCTCGATTGCAGCCAGCAGGAGGTGAGGAGCGACACCCGGGTTGGTCCCATCAGAGAACGCCGACACGACGTCGCCGTCTGGCTTCAACGCGAACCCAGCGGTCCCGTCCTCGGTCAAGAACATCCGCATGCCCTTGTATTCGTCTGGCTCGTAGACGTAGACGGATGCACCGTACCGGTTCCCTGCCTTCGCGTCGGATATGGCAGAGTGGAACGCATCAGACCCATCAGGGCCGAGCTCTACGAGCCCCGGCGTCGAGATCCCCTCTGCGTTGAGGGCGTCTGCGTAGGCGGGCGAGAGTTCATACCGTGCAACGCCAGGAGCTCCTCCGGGGCCGTCGCCAGCGTCGAACCGGTCGAAGACTTTCTGTCCGTGCGCCTTGTGCTGCGATCTGAGGTCATCGAGGATCCTTACCGTCTGCTCTCGGTCTATTGAAGGGAACGAGGCGCCTTCCGAGCCCAGTAAGCTCGCGCGCCCAGAGCGGGCCGCGTTCCCGAGCTCCCGCATCAAGGAGATCGATCGTAACACGGGGCCGACCACCGCGGCATCCGCCTCGTTTGACCCACCCAGGGCACCGAGGGTGGTCCCGGCGACCAGCGAGTAGAGGGGGATCTCGCCGCGGACGAACTTCTCTACGACGCCCCGCTTTGTGTCCTTGTTCCGCTTCGCTGTCCGCTCGACGGCCTCATTGAACAGGTCGGTGAAGTTCGCCACGTTAGCGACACCGGTGTCGTCGGCTGTCCAGACAGCGGACTGGAACTGCGCCGGGTCGAGGCCCATACGCTGAGCGATCGATGCCTGGAAGTCCTCTAGGTAGCTGTACTCATTGGCCTTCGGGGATCGCTTGACGCCGGTCAGGGAGGTGACGTTGTGGGTGTCAACCGTGACCGGCAGGAGGTTCATCTTCAGGTTCTCGGCGAACGAGGACGTCTTGGGCCGGCTCAGAGATGAGAAGTGCCCGCCATCCCGGAGGTCAGCCGCCGCGGTCGCGTGGATGTTGTGCGCGATGTGCCCGTACCCCTTGGGCATGTCGGCGTTCGTCGTCACAGACGGGTCTAGACCAGCGCGGTCCATTTGATAGAAAAGCGACCCGCGGCGTATGTTGGAATCAACCCGAGACCGGGGCGACGTCACCGCAACATAGTCCATGAACCGATTGAACGCCTCGCGCCCGCCGCTGTCGCCGAGCTCTGCCTGAAACGCTCCTAGCACCTCGCTGGTGTCGTACCAGTCTTGGCCGCCCTTCTCGATGCCCTTCTTCGCCACAGCAGCGAGGCGCCGGGCGGTTTCCGGGGTCACGACCTGGAGCCCGGACTCTGGGACCCCGCGCGGTGGGTTGATTCTCTCCATCTCTCGCTGCGGTGTGGGTATCGCGGCCCGCTCAGACAACGGTGTCTCGCCTGTCTTCAGCCGGAGCCCCTTCAATGCGGTACCGATGCGGTCCGCGGCCTCCTCGCCGTGCCTGGCCGCGAGCTTTGCTGGCGTCAGGATCCCGGCCTCGGTGTCTTCAGACAGCGTAGCGGCGCCACCGGCAACCGCCCCACCGACCAGCGCACGGGGCATCCCGTCGATCGGGGCCAGACGCTCATCCACCTCTTGAGCGCGGGCCATAGCCTCGGTCGCAAGATCACGGTCACCTGCGGCGTCGGCCTCTGCGGCTATCCGCTCCAGTCGCTCGCGTTCCGCGCGTAGCTTGGCCGCGGACCCAGCCTGGTCACCGAGGCGGGTCATCAACCGGAGCGCGCTCGTTGTAACAGACATCAGCCGACCCCCCTCAGTGCGTCATCGACCCGGGTCTCGGTAGCGTCCAGCTCGGCCTCGGTCTTCTCGGCCTCGGCTAGGGTCTTGACCACGTCCGCGTAAATCTTCCGGGTCTCCATCCCGACCTTCTTGGCCTCAATCTCGGCACTGAATGCCTCAATCCTGAGCCTAGCAGAGTCGTTCGCGAGCTCCTGGCTCTTGAATTGGGCGTCTAGCTGCATCTGCTGGGCCTTGTTCTGCTCAGCCATCAGATCAGCCTGCGCCTTCTGTGCCTCGGCGTCTGCCTTGGCCTGCTCGGCTCGAGCGAGGACCATATCAGCGGTCTCCTCGGTCTGACCTTGAGCGGCCTGCTGGGCCTGCATGAACTCCTGCTGCTCCTCGCGGGTCATCTGATCGACAGGGATCAGCCCGGCCTGGAATAGCTGCCGGCGCTTTCTCTGGGCGAGCTTATCCATCCCCGGGGTCGGGATGTTGGATAGCAGGATGTCACCGCTGAGCTCGATCAGGGACGGGTCGACCTGGCCGACGTCGGTGATTGCCTTTACGGTCTCCGATTGCCGGGTCTGGAACGACGGCGCGGCCTTGACTTGTATCTCGTAAGAACCTTTCGATACGTCGTGGAGGATCACCCGGTCCCCGGTCTGGTAGTCCGTGACCTCCATCCCAACAGAAGCCACCTCAACAGATCCATCCTGAGACAGGAGCCGGATCTGACGGTCTGGGCGGTAAATATCCGGTATCGCTGTGATCAGGATCTTGCACAGGGCGCGCTCGAACGTCTCCCGGGCCGCCAGGTACTTGTTGTTCGCCCGATCGCCGCGGTCTTGCAGGGCCTCGATCGCGACACCGGATTGCAGGCCAGGGTTGTCGCCCATGTTCGCGGCGAACATACCCGCAGCCATGCCGATCATCTGCTGCATCGATTGTGAGATATTCCGGAGCCCTGGGTTGACCTGGGCGCCACCCTGCTGTTGCGGGGCCCCCGGGTTCTCCGCGTCCGGTGTAAAGAACTGGACGGGGTCGGCGTTGGTGTTGAGCGTAGCGAGGGTCTTCTCCTCGCCCTCGGCCTGCTTTCGCGTCATCCAATACTTTGAGCGAGGCGCCAGCGCACCCTCCTCAATCTCGCGGGAGATCGAGTAGTTCATCACCCGCTGGGCGTCCATGACCTTCTCAACCAGGCCGCGGTAGACCACCTTCTCGTCTACAACCTCGAAGGTCCCGTAGAGCGGGACAACCGGGAGCCGGTGCTTGAACGCGGTCTCGCTTGGCTCACCCAGCCAATCGCTGGCAGTGAACTTCCTGGTCTTAACTACCTTGAGCTCACGCTCCCGGCGATCGATCTCGGTGATCCCGGCCTGCTCGAGCTCGTCCATGACCTTCTCGAGGTCCTCATCTAGGACACGGATCGCCCCGTCCGAGAACTTTACAAGGGTCTGCTTCTTCGTCTCGAGGTATATCAGCTCACCGATCATGATCAGACCCGGCTTGTGGAAGAACGCAGACGACTGCCGATCGGACTCTACCGATGCCGGCTTCGCGTCAGGGTACCGGTTCTCGAAGTCTCCCTCGGGGATCCCGGTCAGGACCCAGCAGTGCTCGGCATCAGCAGCATCGGGCTCTGCGTGATACCCGAACCACACGCGGTCGATGGCGTTGGGGATGGACTCATACGCGAGATCCTGATCGAAGGAGTCGCCGTCGCAATACTTTGTCACTATGCGGCAGACATCGTACCCGCTAATTACCGCGTTACGATCGCAGCGCCGGAATATCTCGTCGGCATTTGATTGGGCCTTGATCGTCCGCAGGAGCCCGTTGTAGGTGTCTGCGATGTCCTCAGAGGCCTCGCCGCCGGCAGGTATCACCCGGGTCTCAAAGTCGCTCTTCTGTATATCCCCGATGACCTGGTCGACGATCGCCTCAGTCAGGTCGAACGTATATCGGGGCTTGTGCTTGGCGCGTTCCGCCCACTCATGCTCCCATTGCCCGTCGCGCGCGGATAGGAACCGCTGAGCCTCTCGTGACCGCTCCCTGTTATCGTGGTCGGCTTCCATAGCCTTCTGGAGGCCATCGATCACGTCTTGGTGCTTGCTGTAATCCACTAACCCCACCCCACGAAGTCGATCTCTTTCCGCTGGACACGCGGCGGCTGGTGAGCGACCGCCATCAGGCCGAACGCATCTGCACCATGCGATGCCCAGTCGTGATCCGGGCCGAGCCCTACGTTCCTGGCAGGGTCTCGCTTCTCATGATACCACCCCAGCGCCTCCAGGCCTGCGCGGGTCGTGTCCTCATTAAACCACATTTGCGGGAAGAGCCGCCGGGCCTCATCGATCCTCGCGGACGCCGCGCCCCGGCCCTGGTTGGGTATCACAGTCACCTTGTAGCCGGCGGCTTTGAACGCCGACTCGTAAGATACCGCATACACCCGGTCCGCGGTCTCACCGTCGTGCGGGAGGACGATCTCGGCGTTGTCCGGCGTGTAACCTCTCGACCTCGCCCACGCGAGGTGAGCGCCGATCTCCTGACCTTGAGCCTCATAGTAGTCAAGGATACGGATCTCGTGACCGACAAACTGCGCGGCCCAGAACACGAACGCATCGGACTTCGCCCCTGTACCGCCTATGTCCGCGAATAGACGAATCGGGAGCAATGGGTCGGCGGCGATTCTACCTATCCGGCCCTCTGCCCTGGCCTTGGCGAGGTGCTTGGCGTAATACGCCCCCTCTGCCACAGAGACATAACCGCCCTCCCATATATGATCGTATTGATCGGGGTCGTTCTCTAGGCAATGAACGCGCTCGCGCTCGAGGACGTCAGGGAACCATGGGTTGTCAGACCAGTTCGCTTTGACCACCACCGCACCCGGCGGGAGCGCCTTCTGCCTGAGACGTATATCGATCGGATCGAGCTTCCGGCGTGGGTTCCACGAATACCAGAGCTCGGACTCCAGCCCCCTGCGCTTGTCTTCCCAGCGTATGGTGGGGATCAACATCTTCAGGGAGGTCGAGGACATCGCCTGGGCTTCCTCGCACCAGCCGCGGTGGAACTTCTCGAGCGACTTGATTGAGTCTGCAGTGTGGTCCTGCATCCCCTGGAAGATCATTATCCCGTCGCCGGGGAGCTCTATGCGGTCCTTGAATACTCTGAACCCTTGCGACTCTCCCAACCGGAAGTCGGCCAGCTTCGACTCAATCAGGCCCTTCGCGGAATGCTCTAGGGTCTTCTGGACCTCGCGGATACAAACCATCCGGAGGCCTTCGCCGGCCTCACCTGGGAACCGGAGCGCGTCCTCTACCCCTAGACCGCCAAAGAAGTGAGACTTACCTGATCCTCTACCACCGTGAGCGCCCTTCTCTCTAGCGGGTTCGAGTAGTGGCTCGAATACCTCAGCCGTTGGTATCTCAAGGCTTGACAATGGTGCGCTTGATTTCAGCTATCTGGATGGGGCCGCCGTCAGGGCCGGTTACTTGGCTCTCTTGCTTCTCGTGCATACCGTGGTTAGCAGATAGAACCAGCTTGGCAATGGCGGAGTTAAAGTCCCCTGTTAGGCCTTTTGCGACTAAGACCTGCTTCTGCTTATTCTTTAATCGCTCTAATGCCTTCCGAAATTCATCGTGCTTATCGTCTCCGGCCCACCTATAGATTGTGGTGATACCGCAATCGATGAATAAGGCTAGCCCTTCCACGGTAGGGACAACCTCGCCGTTTTCCTCATAGGTCTCCATGTACTCAGCTATCTGCTTGAGTATCTTGGGAGAGTATTTAGTGGGCCTGCCTGCTGGCATGTTAGTGGTCACTCACCTTAGTGGGCCCGTTCCGCAGGGTAGAGAGAATTTACTCATATCACGCTTCTCCGTTGTTGTCATTATACCCCGCAACGCTTTGTCCCACAGCCATTGCGCCACTTCCGATAGTTCCGCGCCCTGCGGCTGAATATACGCTTTATACGCTTTAGGTCGTATACATCGTACTTCCGTGGCGTATCGTCCTGCTCGACCTGCTCCACTCTCTCCAGGCCAAACCGTAGCACCATGCCCTTGCGCATCTCCACCGCGT